CCGTCCGGATAATGTTTGGTAATGAGCGCAACAGCCTGTTTCCAGTCGCCACCTTCGGCTTCGACACGCGGCTTCAACAGCTTCGCTATTTCCACCTTGCTCAATACCTGCTCGGCAACTTCCATCCGGTTGTATTCCATCTGCTGGCCGCCACGATCCAAATAGAGCGTATTGCGTGTAGCGAGCGTATCTTCCTGGTGTCTGAATGGATCTATAGATCCGCCGAACGGTACAGCCTTGCCTTTTCGATTGGCTGCCGCCTGCTCCAGCGTTTCCGCTCCCATAGCCATCTTGTCGAGTTCCTTAGCATATTGCTGGGCATCGGTATTCCCCGGTGCCTTGTACTCCTCACCGATGACTGCCGAATCGGCTCTGAAGCCCATATCGTCAAACACCACTTCCGGCACAGCCACCCATGTTTCACGGCCGTCTGCATCAAACGTTGCCACTCGTGCTCCGTTCTCTTCCCAAGGGTTTTTGGCTACTAAAACCTTCTGCCCAACTAATATGCCCTGAATGGCTTTCACACTGTAGAAACGACCGCCGAAGCGTATTTCCAAATCAGCCGATACCTTGGCTTCTTTTGGCGCACTGATTGCCAGCTCACGACAATATTCAGCAGGAGGCGGCAGGATCAGCTGCTCCGGTTTGATTTTGTTCCACGCCTGATAGCGGGTCATACCGTGACGGCTGTGAATCTGCGTACCGTTGTAGTAACGCATCCAACGCTCTGCCAGGGCATTCAGTTGGTCGATATCGTGCACCTCGGTAAAGCGCAAACCGCTTTCAAAAGATGTTTCCACAATGTCATTGGCTTTCTCTACCTGACCTTTGGCACGGGGGTTGCCGGGTTTATTGATCTGCACATGCACATCAAGCGACTTGCACAGCGTTTTAAAAGCAGACGACGTATTCGCACTTCCCGGGTCAAGCATGACCATGCGCGGCACACCGCGTATCGGATCCTTATGTACATCCTCCTTGGCTTGCATCATGAAGATGAAGAAATCGCACAAGTTCGCACTCGTCTCGCCACCGAAGTAGTACCGGGCGACAATCGTTCCACTGGCATGGTCGGTGCCGGTGTAACGCCACACGCGGTCTTGCTCAATCTTCACAACATTTTTAGGTTTGTTTTTGTAGAATTCCTCCTCTTTCATCACCCTAAGCCCCGTATCCTTGCCGTGTCGCGGCAGGTAATACAAAACACACAAACTAGGGTCGATTTGCCAGCAATGATTCGGATGTTCAGATTTCATACGGCTGACAGGATCAGGCTGAAGTAATTGGTCGGGATGTAGCTTGTACTCTCGTAAAGCCCGGGTAATGGTGTTTTCAGAAAGAGGACTTACTTCCCCCGTTTCCTCATCAATCCGCGCCGCCTCGATTTTGCCGTTGGCTCGCAGCATCTCCACTGCTTGCTTGACCGACATCAACCGCTTGCCGTTGCGCCTCATGGCCTCCACCAGTACAGCCGAAATCAGTTTGGCTTCTTCCAGCTTCAGTTCCGTTTTACCGGCATCGCTTCGCCGTTTTCGGCTTGGCTTAACACTCACAGACTCCAATTTCCGATAGAGCGTAGCGAGCGATACCCCTAAATCCTGTGCCGACCGTTTCAGATACTCCGACCGTTCTCCCCGTCCAAGCAAAGCGGCTTGAGCCTCGATTTCAGTCAGTCTTTCTACCAATCCGGCGTTCATGATTTATTCTCCCAACCACTCCGGCGTCTCATCTTGAGGGGCTTCCATCGGTAGAGCGTAGCTCTCGCGGATGCCGTTGCAATCCAAAATAATCTGATTCAACGCCCCGACCATTTTTGCCTGATGACTAATCCCGTGCGCCTCACTGTGCGCATTAAGTTGGTCGAACAAATCTTTCAGACGGCTCACTTGACTGCGGATACCGACCTCAAGACTTGATAACTGCATCGTCAATTCACTGCCCACATCTTCCGCCTTCGGCTCTCTTACACCGGTTTGCTTCTTAGCCAGCTTTTCGGCCAGCTCGTCGACCTTCTTGTTCTTGTCGGCAATGACTTTGTCTTTCGCTTCTGCCGTCTCGCGGCTCTCGCGCAAGGCCACACGCAGCTCCTTAACAGTCATACGGTCAACATCATCAAGCGTATTGCCGTTGATTTCGCCGCCTTCGGCAAACTCCAACAAGGTGTCGTCATCTTCCACCAGCAGCTCCAGCAGTTTGGACTTTCCAAGTTTCATCAGCTGTGGCTGCGCCTGTTTCATTTTTGGGTCAATAAAGCGCAGCGTGGCATTCATTAAGCGTTGCGATTCCCGTCGGCCTAAGCCAAACTCTTTCTCGGCAATCTCAGCAAAACGGCCATGCGGCGTATGCTCTTTAATGATGATGAGTGCGCGGCCAAGCTCAAACATACCTTCCATTGTTTGGCGTACCGCAAAACGTCCCCGTTCAATCCAAACAGCCTCGTTGTAAGCCTCGCCATTTGAAAAACGATCCATAACCGCCATGCTGTGTATTGCCAGTTCGTTTGCCGTTGCGCCAACCGCGTGTCCTAATACTTCCATTTTTATCTCCTGCAAATGCGACGACGTCGTCGCATTTAATAAACTCGTTGTTCAATTTCCTGCAAACGTGCAGTCAAACGTTCTTGTTGCTGTCTGAAACGTTCCGCGATTTGCAAGGTTTTAATGCTGTACGCAAAATTGCCGTTATCCAGCTTGACCACCAAACCCTCCGCAATCAGGTCTTCCAAGTCCCGGCTGACATGTACCGGCGAAATACCGAGGCCGTCTGAAATTTCCTTGTTGCTGATACCGATAATCGGATGGGCTTCCAATGCCTTAAAGACTTTCAAAAGTCGTACACCTTTGGCACTCATCACGCACTCCGTTTCACTTCATCCAATTTGGACTTCATCCCCAACTCAACCGCGATTTCATGCGCCTTACCACGGCTTGCCTTAACGTTTCCATTCAAAATCCGAGACACATAAGTCGGGTCATAGCCACGCGCATCGCACCAATCCTTAATCGTTTCACCGCGCTCTCGGAAACCTGCTTTTATTTTTTCTGCTTTCACGGAATATCTCCTGTTTCGTTCTCGTGTTAAAATTCCTGATTGTTTAAAGATTTAAACAATCTTGGTTAAATGTTGTGTAAATAATAGTGGAAATATCCCACTATTGCAAGGTTTATTTCCACTTATTTGAGGAATTTTAGGCATGGTTTTGGAGAAAATTAGGCAGGTTATTGAATTTAATAAGATTACACTTGATGAATTTGCCGAAAAAATTGGAGAAAAACCAACCAGATTGAAGGATGTACTGCGAGGAAAGCAGCGTCCGCCGCTAGAAATGATCCAATCCATAGTGGAAAATTTTCAAATAGATGCAAACTGGCTGATTGGAAAAGGAGGGAATTTCCACCCAATAGAGGAAATTGACAAAGATGAATACGCATACATTCCCATGTATGACGTAGAAGTGTCCGCAGGGAATGGCGCGGCCGCCTATGGAGTGGCAGAACCGGCCAACCACTTGGCTTATCGCAAAGACTGGCTTAAGTTACGCGGCCTGTTCGCCAAAGACCTCAATTGCGTTACCGCACGAGGAGACAGCATGGAGCCCACCATTCATAGTAAAGACATGCTCTTGGTGGATACCTCAAAAAACAATCCGCGAGACGGACAAATTTACGTCATCCGTTCAGGCGAAACGCTTTGGGTCAAACGCATCCAAAAACAGATTGACGGCAGCCTGCTGCTGATTTCAGACAATGATACCTATCCGCCGATGTCGTTGATGTTGGCAGACCACCCCGATATTCAGGTCATCGGCCAAGTGGTTCAAATCTCAAAAGACCTGACATAACAAAGGAAAACTTATGAAGAAAACTTATTTTGCAGCATTGTTGCCGGTTTTGTGCCTGCTGATACCGCATCAGGCTGTTGCTGCAGCCAAATGCAAAGATTTCCCGACACACCAAGCCGCGCAAAAGTATTATTTGGCCAAGAAGCCGGGTTGGAAAAGTTTAGATCGTGATGGTGACGGTAAGGCCTGCGACTGCAACCCGGGAGGCAATGGCAAGAAATGTCCGAAAAAGCGTAAAAAATAAACCAATCAGCCCAAGGGAAACTCATGAAGAAAATCTTACTTACACTATCGGTTTTAGTTGCCTTGTCTGCGTGTGGCGGCCAATCTGAAGAACAACCGGCATCTGCCCAACCTCAAGAGCAAGCGCAATCCGAATTAAAAACCATGCCGGTAAGCTATACCGACTATCAATCAGCAGCCAATAAAGGGCTTGCCGACCAAAAAACCGGGCTGTCCCTGCCTGAACATGTATTCCCAACCGATAATGCAGAAGGAAAGAATCTGCTGCATGACTTTTCAGACGGCCTCACATTAACCGTTGATACCGATAAAGCCGACAAAATTACTGCCGTCCGAGTAGTTTGGAATACAGATGCAGTGCCTCAAAAAGCGGAAAAACTGTCCAAAGCCGCCGCAGCCTTGATTGCGGCAACCGCTCCGGAAGACCGCACACTGCTGCGTGATACCGGCGACCAAATCAAAATGGCGATTGACAGCCATAATGCTCAAAAAGAGCCAACCCGGGAATGGGCGCGTGGTGGGATTGCTTATAAAGTCACTGTTACCAATTTACCGAGCGTGGTTTTGACGGCGAAGTCTGAGTAATCATTTATGGCGTAGCAACCACTCTGATATTTAAATCATTGATCAGGTATCGTAGACTTCTAAAGATTTAAACTGAATAAATAATTTATAGGGAAAATGGAACATTTAAAATGGAACAACCAAATTTAAACCTTGATAAACAATCTAAAACTGAAACGTTCACCATTTCGTATAATTCTGCTAATTCCGATTTACAGAACCATCGGCTAAATGCAGGAGATTTAGCAACAGCCATTAAAGAAATGAATGACTTATTGGTAAAATCTGATAAGGTCTTAAATGGGAAAAAACGAAGTTTTGAAGTATTTGTAGAAGCACCTGCAAAAGAGGGATCACTCGGCGTTCAATTTTTAGTAGAAATGTTGAATCCTGAGAATGCTATGCCAGTTTTAGCCGCCGTTGGTGTGGTAGGAGGACTAGTAAAAACAACTTTTGATGTTGCTCGTGAAATGAATAGGCATACTTATCTTGATATTGAAACATGCGAAGATTCAGATGATGCCACAATTAAATTGGATGGGAAGACCATTACCAGCCCTGAGGATGTAGCGGTTTTGATATCCTATCCGGAAATCAGGGAATCCATTAAAAAGATTGTGACTGTACCTTTAGAAAACCATGAACAACCGGAATTTAAAATTTTTAAATCTACTTCTACTGATACCGAAACCAGTGAAGCAAAAATCGAAACCGTCTCATTTGATGAAAAAGCAATCAAAGCAATTAGTCAGCTGAATACTCAAAATAAAGACCCTCAGATAGTTACCTTGAACGCAGTTGTCACTTTTGCCACAATTAATTTTACGGGCAAGAAAGGCTGGAAAATTAAATTAGACGGGAAAGAAGTCCCTGTAGAAATCAAAGACGACAAATTTTTTCTCCGAATTAAAAAGGCTACTCTTTCTTTTAAAGATGGAGATGAATACAATGCCGTATTGGAGCGTACATCACGATTTGATGGTAAAACCAATCAGGAAAAATTCAGTTATGCACTGATTAGCGCCAAGAAAAAACGTAAACCTAAAAAATAATTTGTATAGGAATGAGAATGGCTGTTGTAGATTTTGTGTACAACAATCTGCTTTGGATAGGGATAATTTTGCTTATCCCTGTTTTCTCACGTCTAATGAAAATCATATTTTTCGAACTTTCCCTCTTCTTCAAACCTATTCATAAACTTACTATTCGACATTTCCATGAAGGCACATTAAAAGACGAAATCACAATAGACCTCAATGCTAATGAACCACTTGTCAGACAAATCAAGCGTATAAAACAGGGGGCAAAATGAATTCTGAAACTAATAACGTTGCCTCAGTACCCAAGACGCAATATGCCATTACAGCAGGTTGCTCCACGCTAGTTATTTGGATCATCAATAATATCGTGCCTTCCAATCTAGCAGAAAAATTAATTGCTATCGCCCCCATTTTGGGTTCAATCATTGCATATCTTGTTTCTCTAGCCCTTGCACAATGGGGATATACCCCAGAAGAAATTAAAATACGAAGAAAGTTGAAAACAGATAAAAAGAGTTTGGAGAAACTGTTGGATGATGCCAAAGAATATCCTCACCGTTATGAAGAATCCTATATCAACCAATTAAAACAAGAATTACAAGAAACCAATCTGGAATTGACTCGAGTTGGGCGAAAATCTTTAGAGCAAAATAATACAGACAAGTAATTTTAACCCCCTTTAAAAGCCCATTCAGACAGCCTTACCTAAAATCCCTGTACCTATCAATAGATACAGGGATTTTTTATGTCCACCAAATTCAATCAATTCATTGAGCGCGTCCTCTCCCACGAGGGCGGCTATGTCAATCATCCCAAAGACCCCGGCGGCGAGACCAACTGGGGCATCACCAAGCGCACCGCACAGGCAAACGGCTACAGCGGCTCCATGCGTGCCATGACCCGTGAGCAGGCGATCGGCATTTACCGTCAAGCATTTTGGGAGCGTTACCACGCCGATCAAATGCCGGAAGCGGTTGCGTTCCAATTCTTCGATGCCTGCATCAACCACGGTCATGGCAATGCTGCCCGTATGCTGCAACGCGCCGCTGGCGTACTGGACGACGGCGTTATCGGAGCAATCAGCCTCAAAGCCATCAATTCACTTCCTGAAAATGATCTCCTGCTCCGTTTCAACGCCGAGCGTCTGGTCTTTTATACCAAGCTGGGTACGTTCGGATCTTTTGGCAAAGGCTGGATTCGTCGCGTGGCGCAAAACCTGATTCATGCGTCTGCAGATAACACCGATTAAAGGGAGACAAACCATGTCAAAAAAGTCACTCATCGCCCTAATGACCGCAGCCATGCTGCCCGATTTCAGCCACAGCGACCTGGGCATTCGCTACGCCATGCCGACTCAGGGGTGCTGGACGCAAGCCCACCGCAAGAGCGGGGTAGCCGCCGCGAAACGCGCAGCCAAAAAAAAGCGTCGCAAATAACCGCCTTTTTCAAATGGTTGGGCGGCTTGGTATCTAATCCGGCCACAGGGAAAATCAGCCATACCAAACTATGGGCAAACGTGGCAGCCGCCTCTATGACCTATAAGTTCTCGCAAACAGCGGATGCGCCGGAATGGCTCTGGTGGGCTTATGGCGCATTGGTTGGCGGGTATGCATTAATCAAACGCGGCATCGCGGCGATTCCGCAGGTCGCTGAAATCCATAAAGGAAAAGACGATGTGGAAAACGCTTAACCCTATTTGGCAGACCCTGATTCTGATTTTGCTGATAGCAGGTGCAGTACCAACGATTTATTTCTGCGGCTATAAGTCCTCAGCAAAGAAGGCGGAAGCTGAAAAAGCCGAAGTCATTGCTACTTATCAGGCTTCAGCCTTGGTCGCCGAGCAGCTCTATACCGAAAAGCTCAAAGCGGCTAATGAAGAAAAACAGCGTTGGTTTGATTTCGCACAAGCACAAAGCCGCGATTTGGCAACCGCCTATCAGCAAATCGGCCGCCAAGCGGCTCAATTGGAGAAGCAGATTGATGAAACTGTACAAAAAGACGGCAACCGTTTTAACGGCCTTGGCACTAACAGCGTGCAACTCTACAACCGTGCCCTCGGCCACGATTAAAACCGTTACCGTTGCGGAAATCCCCCCCGTCTCTTCCGAGCTGCTGCTCGTTCACGAACGCCCCGAGCGTCTGAGTGGCGGCTCCCCCGAACAACTTTTAAACCATGCCGTCCGCTATGGCGAATACTGCCAAAAACTGGAAAAACAAATTTCTGGCTGGCAGACATGGTACAAGAAAGGCCGTCTGAAAAATGACTGATTTTGCCGACCGCGCATCCGAACGCGAAGCCATCTTTCTCGCAGCATCCCTGGCAAAGCATCAACCGCCGTCTGAAACCACCGCCAGCCTCAGTCATTGTGAAGATTGCGGTGCACCGATACCAAAAGCAAGACAACAGGCAGTCAAAGGCTGTACGCGCTGCGTTGTCTGCCAAGAATATTTTGAACACGGATGGCCTTAAAAATGGAAAAAACCTTTATTCACATCGAGTTTTGGCAACTTGTCGGCTTTTTACTCTCATTCCTCGGCATCTGTTTCACCTTCGGCAAAATGCTGCTGGCTCAATTCCGCGAGCAGCAGGACGAACGCCAAAAACAGCAGGAACGCCTACAGGGTAAAGTCGAAATCATGGAAAACAAACTGGCGGAATTCAATGCCGGCCTGCCGCTCACATACGTCCTGCGCGAAGACTACATCCGTAATCAAGTCGTCCTCGAAGCCAAACTCGACAACGTCGCAGAAAAACTCACTGAAATCTACAAAATGGAAAGCGTAAAAAAATGATTAGCCAGGAACTGATCGCCAAACAACGGCGCGAGGGTATGCGTTGGAACATTATCAACACCCTTAATAAAGCCCGACCGCACACGACAAGCGAAACCTTCTTGTTGGATATCATGAACGCGATTTATCCGCAAACCACCGCACTGGAGCTACGCCAACAACTTGATTATCTGGCTGACCGCAAAATGGTAGACCTCAATAAAGCCCCGCACGGCCTGTGGTTTGCCGACTTGACCAGCTTGGGTGTCGATATTGCCGAATATACGGTGGAGTGCCGTGCCGGTATTGCACGGCCTGAGAAAGTATGGAGCTAGGCATGGCGCAACGCAGCAGCATTGAAAAACTCCCCGAAGCCGTCCGACATGAATTTGAACGGAAGCTGGTAGAAAACGGTTTTTCAGACTACCAAGCCATTGCCGAATGGCTGCAAGACCAAGGCTATGAAATCAGCCGCTCCGCCGCCCACCGCTACGGCCAAAAAGTGCAACGCCGTTTTGCCGCCATCAAATCCAGCACCGAAGCCGCGCGACTGATTGCCGAAGGCGCAGCCGATGAAGGCGATACCCGTAGCGAAGCCCTGATGGCCATGCTGCAAACCGAACTGTTCGACGCATTGGTAGCCATAGGCGAGATGGACAGCGAAGAATTAAACGCGCTCGACCGTTTCGGCGTGATGGCCGAGGGTGCGAAGAAAATTAGCGGTCTGATTTCCGCCAGCACACGCCTGAAAGAGTATCAAGCCAAGGTCAAAGCCAAAGTACAGGCGGCCGCCGAAGATGTGGCCAAACAGGCCAAGAAAGGCGGCTTGTCTGAAGAATCGGTCGAGGCCATCCGCAAGCATATTTTAGGGATTGCATCATGACGCCGTCTGAAATCCGAAATACCCGCCCATCAGAAGACCGTACCCCTACGGTCTTATTGCCGTATCAGCAGGCTTGGTGTGCCGACCAGTCGCCTGTGAAGCTGTGCGAGAAATCGCGCCGTATCGGTTTGAGCTGGGGAGAAGCTGCCGATACCGCCTTGCTGGCCGCATCCGCTAAAGGCATGGACGCATGGTACATCGGCTATAACAAAGACATGGCCTTGGAGTTTATCCGCGACTGTGCAGGCTGGGCGAAGCATTACCAGCTGGCGGCAGGCGAAATCGAAGAAACCGAGGAAGTGTTTGTCGAAGGCGACGACCGCCAGGCCGTGTTAGCCTTCGTTATCCGCTTTGCTTCCGGCTTTCGCATTACCGCTTTATCCAGCCGGCCTTCCAACCTGCGCGGTAAACAAGGCCGCGTGATTATTGATGAAGCAGCGTTCCACGAACAGCTCGGCGAATTGCTTAAAGCGGCAATGGCCTTGCTGATGTGGGGCGGCCAGGTGCATATCATCTCTACGCATGACGGCGTAGACAACCCGTTCAACGAGTTGATTAACGATGTGCGTGCAGGGAAAAAACCTTATTCCGTCCACCGCATTACCTTTGACGAAGCGGTTGAACAAGGCTTGTACCGCCGTATCTGTCTGCGTTTGGGCAAGGATTGGACACCCCAAGGCGAAGCCGCGTGGTGTAAGGAAATCCGCGATTTCTACGGCGAAGATGCCAGCGAAGAGTTGGACTGTATCCCGAAAAACGGCGGCGGCAAATGGCTCAACCGTGCCTTAATCGAAAGCCGTATGACCCCATACACGCCGGTTATCCGCTACGACCAGACCGACGATTTCGGCCTGCTGCCCGAACCGCGCCGCGCTGCCGAAGTGGCGG